TGTTCTATTAGTACCATATTGTCTACCATCTTCAATATTCATAGCAATCATACATGGTTCATTAAACCCTTTCTCTTTCAGCAACTTTGCTGTTTCTAATGTTACAAGTTCTTCGGTCATAACTATTTCTTGTTTAATTCATTCAACACTTTCTTTACCAATTCATAACGTGGTAATTGCCAATCCTTCGCAATATCATCTATTTTATCGTCATAATGATTGTCGTAAACATACTGATTAAGTCTATCAATAAATCCATCATCGTCAAGTCCTTCATCGCAATCATCAAACATATCAAGTTCACAGGCTAACTTGGAACATTCACAGTGGGATACCCAGTCATAAACACAACCGTCATAAACATTGGTCTGTCTGTTGTATTTTTCTCCAACGGAAATTACTCCACCGCAAAAATTGCACCTGTGCTCTTTACGAGCGACAGGAGTTTCATTTCTTAATACTTTCATAGTTATTCTTTCTATTATTTTCACACTATTCACAATGCAATTTATAAGCATGGGCAAACATCCCTAACGTAACAGGATCAAAGTGAAAATCCGCCTGTTTTCCTTCTATAAAGAAACACATAATTGTCCATCGCAAAAGTCAATATACGCTTCACCACCTCCATCTCCGTTAATGGAAAGTGTTTGTGTCTGTATGCTATTCATTATTCACCTCCTTTAATCTTTTAATTAGTGCATCAGCGCAATTAACCGCATATTTAGCGATTGCATCAGAATTACCTCCACGGTCATCTGCTATAACAGCCTTAATAATATCTTTCGCTAATTCGTACCTACGTTGTTCCCAATCAATTACTAAATTCCCAACATTCAAAAAATCAAGTTCGCATTCTCTGTAAACCATGTTATCACATACATATAGATTATCTCCGCTATGTTGAGCGTTGACATTTACTTTGGGAATTACATCTACCAAAACCCCTGTTGATTTTACTCTTGCTTTCATTGTTTAATCATTTATTTTAACAAACGTTTAGTAATAGTACCGAATGAATGATACCGATGCCAAACTATATTTCCACGCTGAATTTCAGTAAGCCAATCACAAGCTTTAAAAACTTGTCCTACATTGTATAGGAATGGTCTTTTTTGAATTTTTCTTTTTATTCTTGCTTTCATTGTTCCTCCTTTGTTTTAAAATATTCAATCAGTTCGTCTACGGTAGCCTTGTGATAACGTCCTGAAATAATGGTTGCATTATCCCAATTTTCATCCCAAAAGAACATAATGCCTTTGGGTTCTGTGAAATAATGATCGTTACCAATAGAATCACCATAAGAAACGCTAAGAATGGAATCTGCTATAAACCACTGCATGTAGTTACTATCATCCCTTAATGCAGCGATAGCCAGGAAAAGTTCTTCATTCGTTCCGCAATCAATAAATTTCCCACATAAAGCACTATGTTTGTCAAAAGGGAGGTCAAAAGAATCCGCAATCACATAACTAGGAGTATCAAATCCTTTTATTGGATATTGATAAGCCCATATTATACTACAATCAACTGTCCA